CAGTTCCAAATGAAGCTGATGCAAGCCGAAAAAACGGTTGCCGATATGCAGCAGCAAATGATTGCCATGCAGTTGGAAATTAACAACCGCGGCCAAGTGGCGTCGATCCGCGAGGATGGCCAAAACCGTCGCAAGCTGATGGACGTTATCAGCCGAGCCTATAACACCGACACAATTAACGAAGCCAAGGTCAACCAGACCAATATGAAGGGCGTGACAGACCAGAATAAGATGGAACTGGACGCCCTGGTGCGGTTGGTACTGGGTGGATTGCCGGTCGGTGCGCTGGCCGCTGAGATTGAGCGCCGCAACCAGGAACAAAAGGAAGCCGCGGCATTTGCGGAAATGGAAGTCAACCAGACCCAAAACCCATTTCTTCAAGCCGGTCAGGAATTGATGGCCCAGCCAATGGGTGGCCAGCCGATGCAGCCGCCAATGCAGCCGCAGCCGCAGCCTGAAATGCAAGGCCAGCCAATGCCGCAGCCTGGGATGATGTGATTGACACAATAAGTATTCGGGTTGACAATAACTCAAACCTACCGATGGGTTTTCATCGGGTTAATTCGTAGGGGTTACCTATGTCGGAAGTGCAAGAACGTCTGGCGGCGAATATCGTCACCAGTGATAATTTAGCGGAATTCACGGCCCAAAAACTTGGTTTAGTTGACACGCCAGCATCCGAGGCGGCAAGCGATGACGCGAACAGCGCCGCAGCCGAGCCGGATGTCCAAGCAGATCAAAGTGAACAGGACGGGGAAGCGGATGACGCGACAGCAACAGAAGAACCGAAGGAAAAGAAGCCGAATCCTAAGTTAGAGCGTCGGTTTTCAGAGATTACCAAGCAACGTGAAGCAGCCCGCGAAGAAGCGCGGCGAGAGCGCGAAGCCAGGGAAGCGATGGAAACCAGGCTAAAGGAACTGGAAGCCAGGGTAAATCCACCGGCACAACAGCCGGATGATGAACTAGGCGAGGAACCGAGGCCAGAGCAGTTCAGCGATATGTACGAATACGCGAAAGCGTTGGCCGAATATACCGCTGATAAAAAACTGATGGAACGGGACAGGGAAGAAATGGCCCGCAAGGCCGCGGTCGAACAGGAAGCGAAGTTTCAAGCCTGGGCCGACCGCGTGAACGCAGCCAAAAACGAACTGCCCGACTTTGATGACATGGTGCAAAGCAGCGATGTGCGGGTATCTGACCCAGTACGCGATGCCATCATCGAATCAGAACATGGCCCAAAAATTTTGTATTACTTGGCTGAAAACACCGAGTTTGCAAAGAAATTGGGCGATATGTCAGTTGTTTCTGCCGTTCGAGCCATTGGCAAGATCGAAGCCCGTTTCGACAAGGATTCAAGCCCTGAACCAAACGTGAAGCCTGTTGTTGGGAAGTCAAAAGCGCCAGCGCCGATTAATCCGCTGCGCGGTGCGGTCAACACGGTTGACGCGAACGTGGATGCCGATGGCAATTTCCACGGATCGTTCCAACAATGGAAAGCCGCCCGCATGGCGAAGAAAATCCGCTGACAACTAACCTTTTTTTAAGGAAACTGAAATGTCCAATAATCTGCTAACCATTAGCAAGATCACCAACGAAGCGTTGATGGTCTTGGAAAACGAACTGACTTTTACGTCTGAAGTAAACCGCGAGTATGACGACCAGTTTGCCGTCGTAGGCGCAAAGATCGGTAACACCCTGAACGTCCGTCGTCCTGGTCGTTTCATCGGTACTACCGGCCCAGCCCTGAACGTTGAAGATTTCAACGAAACCAGCATCCCTGTGACCCTTTCGACCCAGTTCCACGTCGATACCCAGTTCACAACGCAAGATCTGGCACTTTCGCTTGATATGTTCAGCGACCGCGTACTGAAGCCCGCTATCGCTGCTATCGCCAACAAGATCGACTTTGACGGTCTGACAATGGCGAAAAACAACACCGCCAACATCGTTGGTACTGCTGGCGTTCCCCCGACTGGTCTGATTACTTATCTGACCGCCCAGGCTTATCTGGATTCGGAAGGCGCACCACGCGATGGCCGTCGTTCTTGCATCATCGAGCCGTTCACCAGCGCAACCATTGTTGACAGCCTAAAAGGTCTGTTCAACCCGCAATCGGCTGTCAGCGCCCAGTATCAAAAGGGTCTGATGGGCCGTGATTCAGGCGGCATGAACTGGAAAATGGATCAGAACGTTATTTCGCAACAGTTCGGTGCATGGACTACGACTGCTGGTACTCTGACCGCTAACACCCAAAGCATCGGTATTGCTACCGGCTGGGCATCGTCATCGACGATCACCCTGACCCACAGCGCCGGTCTGACACTGCGCCAAGGCGACGTGATTCAGATTGCAAACGTGTTTGCAGTCAACCCACAGAGCCGTCAAGCGTATGGTTCCAACAAGGCCCGTAACTTCGTGGTTCAATCCACTGTTACCGGTTCCGGTTCGTCCACAATGCAAGTGACTGTTGTTCCGGCCATCATTACTGGCGGCCAGTTCCAAAACGTCACCATCCCGACCACTTCCGCAACTGCAACGGTCACCCCGTTCAGCATCGGCACGTCGGCAACCGGCACTGTCAGCGCACAGAACATCGTGATGCACCGTAACGCATTCACGCTGGCTACCGCTGACTTGGAACTGCCTGACGGTGTGCATTTTGCTGGCCGTGCGTCTGACAAGGAACTGGGCCTGTCGATTCGTGTTGTTCGTCAATACACGATCAACAACGACAGTATCCCGACCCGTCTGGATGTGCTGTACGGCTGGGCGCCGCTGTATCAGGAACTCGCTTGCCGTGTTGCGGCCTAACCATCAACATTAAAAGGAAACTGACATGAGCAATCCAGGCCCAGCATCAACCCAAAGCACCCACCCATCGAATCTGGCCACCAACCAGGCTTATCGCCTGTTGGCCAGCGCCCAGGGTGTAAACCTTAACTCCGTAGCTGACACCATTGCCCCAATCCTGAATTCAACATCGTGGAGCGTTCAGGAAATTATTGTGGCCAATGCCAGCATCAACCTGACCACCGCGCAGCTTGCTGTTTACAGCGGCCCAGGTGCAACTGGTGTTGCAGTCAAAACCGCTTACGCACTGACCGGCAATTCGGCCAGCGACAAAGTGGTTGTGACCGCTGCGACTGATACTGACTCACTTACCGGTGACAATTTGTACATTCGTTGCACTACTGCACAGGGCGCCGCTGCTACTGCTGACGTGTTCATTTATGGTTACGACCTGTCGTTCCTTCCTTAACGGGATGGAATAATGAACTGAGAAAGCCGCCCCCAAAAGGGGTGGCTTTTTCGCATTGAAAGCCTATAATTTCGCAAGAAAGGGGAATCCTATGCTGCCTACATTTAGACCCAACGGGCCGACCTATCGGATCACCGTACCGGCGTCCGCGTCAACACCCCTTGAAATTGTCCCCAACACCAACGTTGAAAACAACTATGTGGCTTTGATTAACACCGGCACGTCGTCGGTTGTAGTCAGTTTGGGTACAGCTTCAGGAACAACTAAAACGCCAGCCGTTCCCACCACCGGAAATTCCACGCCTGGCATCATTTTGCCGCCTGGCATGAATTACCCGATTGTGGTTCCAGCGCCGCGCAATTCGTTTTTTATTTCCATTATTGGAACAGCCGCAAACGGCGAATGTTTTGTAACACCGTTGTCCGCGGGGTAAACCATGACCAACCAGGTCGCCAGCAAGCAAACGACAAATATCGTACCGGTTCAGGGAGTTTTTGGCCCTGAACCGACGTTTACGCTGCAATATTTTGTTGGCCCCGCTGGTACACCGTTTTTCCCGCCAATTAGCCCATTTCAATCGGGCTTAATCATCACCAATTCAACGATTGATTCGTCAGTTATTGGTGGAAATGTACCGGCTGCGGCGACGTTTACTAACGTCAACATGACCACCGGCAGCATTACAACGCTGCCAACCGCCAACACCGACATTGCCAACAAGCAATATGTCGATTCGGTCGCCCAGGGGCTAAATATCAAGGCGGCTTGTGCGTACAGCACGACTGCAAGCATTACGCTGTCGGGGCTGGGAACCCAAGCTGGTGGGGATTGGCCGTCAACGTTGACTGCGGGTGACCGTATCTTGGTCAAAAACCAAGGGTCGTCGCAGTTTAATGGCATTTACATTGCATCAGCCAGCACTTGGTCGCGTTCTAGCGACATGAATGCCTGGGCCGAGGTGCCAAGCGCATTCACGTTTGTGCAGCAAGGCACAACTTTGGCCGATACCGGCTGGGTTTGCACATCCGATCCTGGCGGCACGATTGATGTGACCCCAATTACTTGGACGCAGTTTTCTGGTGCCGGATCGTATCTTGCGGGCAATGGCCTACAACTAAGCGGCAATACATTTTCGGTACTGGCCAATGGCACGACCATCAATGTGTCGTCGTCGGGCATCAAAATTTCCGACAATTACGCTGGGCAATCAACGATCACAACGGTCGGCACGCTAACGACGGGAACATGGAACGCGAACACGATTGCAGCCGCTTACGGCGGCACTGGCTTGTCAAGC